CCCTGCTAAAAAAGGTGGATGATGAGTCTAATAGTACCTGAGTACGTTCTTGCACAAAGGAACGCTAAGAAAAAAGCCGAAGAAGAAGCAAAAAAATTAAAACTAACAGAAAGAATACCACAACCAACTGGTTGGCGAATATTAGTTATGCCTTACATGGGCAAAGAAAAAACTGATGGTGGTATTTATGTCCCTGATCCAGTAAGAGAAAGAGAAGCACGAGCGACAGTTACAGCATATGTAGCTAAAGTTGGGCCACTCGCTTATAAAGATGTGGACAAATTTGGAGAAGATGGAGCTTGGTGTAAAGAAGGCGATTGGGTTTGTATTGGTCGTTATGCTGGTTCACGTTTCCAGATAGAGGGTGGAGAAGTTAGAATAATCAATGACGATGAAGTCATTGCAACCATTGTCGATCCAGACGACATCAAATCATACGGAGTCTAGTATGCAAGAAGAAAAATTAAAAGTTGAAGAAATTGAAGAAGAGGGTCAAGAGATTGAACTTCCAGAAGAACAAACTTCAGAAGACACCTCTGTAGTAGAAACGAAACAAGAAGAAAAAGCAGAGGTCGAAGAACCTGCTAAAGAAGAAACGGATGAATTAGAAAACTATTCCGATTCTGTGAAGAAAAGAATATCTAAGTTAACAAGTAAATTTAGAGAAGAAGAAAGACAGAGACAGGCTGCAATTGAATATGCCGAAGCTGTCAAGAAACAAAACGAAGAATTACAGTCAAAGTTAAATAAGCTAGATACAACTTATGTTGGTGAGTTTGATACTAGAGTACAATCACAATCTTTGGCGGCAAAAGAGGCTTATAGAAAAGCTGTAGAAGAAAATGACGTTGATGCTATGTATGAGGCACAGCAGAACATTTCTCGTATTGCTTTAGAAGAAGCTAGACTTGCTCAAATAAAAGCTCAAAGAGAAGAACAAGTAAAAGCTGCTGAAGGTAAAGCAGTTCAAACTGAACAACCTCAAGCACAACCTCAAGCACAACCTAAACCAGATCCAAAAGCAGAAGAGTGGGCAAGTAAGAACACATGGTTTGGACAAGATCAAACTATGACATATGCAGCTTTTGGGTTACATAAGCAATTAATTGAGGAAGAAGGGTTTGACGCAACGTCAGATGACTATTATACTGAGTTAGATAATAGGATTAGATCGGAATTTCCACATAAGTTTCAAGAAGCTCCGAAAAAATCCTCAAGTCCCAGAGTCGCCTCTGCTGGGACAACGGCTTCAAAGTCGTCATCACCAAAGGGACGCAGAACAGTCAAGTTGACTGCTTCGCAGATTGCTATTGCGAAACGGCTGAATGTTCCGCTGGAAGAATATGCTAAATATGTGAAGGAGTAGAAACATGGCAGAAAAGAGAATATCACGAGACAATGAATCTCGTGCAAAGACCCCGGCAAGAAGAAAACCGTGGGCACCCCCATCAAAGTTGGCTATGCCAGAAGCACCTGCTGGGTATAAACATCGTTGGATTAGAACTCATTTAAGAGGTGAGGATGATAAAACGAATATGCACTCAAGACTTCGGGAAGGCTGGGAGCCAGTAAGGGCGGATGAATATCCAGATTCTGGTGACATGTATCCAACCATTGAAGAGGGTAAGAATGCAGGGGTAATTGGAGTAGGTGGTTTAATGCTTGCTCGAATACCAGAAGAAACGGTAGAAGAAAGAACTGAATATTATCGGGACCAGACCCGCAACCAGATGAAAGCCGTGGATGAAAACCTAATGAGGGAACAGCATCCCTCGATGCCGATCCATAACGAGAGGCAAAGTCGTGTATCTTTCGGTGGGAAACCAAAACCTACCGAGTAACTATAATGAAGCAATAAGGAGCTTAAAATGGCTAATGTAAACGTAAAGTTTGGGTTAAAGCCGATTAGTGTTATTGGTGGTGGCATCAATTCTACTAGTCAGTATTTTATCAAAAGCGATGCTTCAGCGATTTTCCAGGGTTCTCCAGTTGAAGTCGAGTTGACAGGTGGAACCGCAGCAATCATAACAAGTGCCGATGGAGATGGTAAACAACTCCTTGGTGTTTTTGCTGGATGTGAATACGTTGATGCGTCAACAGGTAAATTAACCTTTAAAAACACATGGGCAGGGTCAGGTACTGCCGATACTAACCACGATATAAAGTGTTTTGTCTATGACAATCCAATGCAAAAATTTATTATTGCATCAGATGGGACTAACACTGACAGAGCAACTGCAAAAGCAGATATATTCAAAACAGCACAATTAGCTACTGCTACTGCTGGAAATACCACAACTGGTCTTTCAAGTGCTATGATTGATATATCAACAGCAGAAGCATCAGATCCTTCAAACCCTCTAATGATTGTGGGTATTCATGAGGATGTGACAAATGCTGATCACTCTGCCGCAGGTATCTCTTATATCGTTAAACTCAACAATCATGTATTTGCCGCTTCTAGTGGTGATGCTGATGCTGCTATATCATAAGGAGTCTTAACTATGGCAATTTCAAGAGCACAACTCGCCAAGGAATTAGAGCCGGGTTTAAACGCCCTCTTTGGTATGGAGTATAATAGGTATGAAGGTCAACATTCAGAAATCTTTGACACCGAGTCATCTGACAGAGCGTTTGAAGAAGAAGTAATGTTGAGTGGATTTGGAGCTGCACCCACTAAGTCAGAGGGTAACGCAGTAACATTTGACGATGCAAATGAGGCTTATACTGCAAGGTATAACCATGAGACAGTTGCAATGGCGTTCTCAATAACAGAAGAAGCCGTAGAGGATAACCTTTATGACAAAATCTCTTCTCGTTACACAAGAGCACTTGCAAGATCTATGGCACATACTAAGCAAGTAAAAGCAGCAGGTGTATTAAATAATGCATTCGACACTGGCGTAACAGGTGGTGACGGAAAAGCATTATGTGTAGCAGATCACCCATTAACAAATGGTGGAACTCTAGACAATGTTGCAGCAGCAGATCTTAATGAAACATCTTTAGAAGATGCATTAATCAATATTGCAGGTTTTACAGATGAGCGTGGATTAATCATTGCTTTAAGAGGCATGAAGTTAATTATACCTCGTCAGTTACAATTTGTAGCAGAAAGATTGATGGCTTCTAATATGAGACCAGGAACAGCAGACAACGATGTGAATGCACATCAATCAATGGGCATGTTGCCAAATGGTTATGTTGTGAATGATTTCTTAACTGATACAGATGCTTTCTTCATTAAGACAGATGCACCGAATGGTCTAAAGCACTTCGAAAGAATGTCTTTAGCTACTGCGATGGATCCAGACTTTGAGACAGGAAACATGAGATATAAAGCAAGAGAAAGATATTCTTTTGGTTTCTCTGATCCTCGTGCCGTGTTTGGTTCACCAGGAGCGTAAGCTTAATAAATATTTTCTCAAAGAAGGGCAGTTACATACTGCCCTTTTTTGTGTATAATAAACTAAACCTTGACAGTCGGATAAACTGACTGACATTTGCCAAGACAAGGAGATTGATATGGCTAACACAACTTTCTCGGGTCCAGTCCGATCCGAATCTACACTAAAAGCTATAAGTAAAGATGCTACTACTGGAGCAATCACAGAAGTCATTACTATGGGTGATGCACCAGTTGCATTAGGAGATGAGGATAAAACTCTTGATAATGCAACACATAGTGGAAGAGTTCTAGCAGTACCAGCTATAACAAGTAACAGAACAATAACATTACCAGCTCCAACTGCGGGAGCCACTTTCAAATTTATTTATGTGGGTGCAGCAGAGGAAGCAGAAAACTTGATTATTATTACCCCTGGTAATACTAACTTTTTCTTAGGAAATGTTCAGCATTTAGATACAAATGCAGACAATGTTTCTGTTTATGCAAATGGAAGTACTAACTCAAAGTTAACATTAACTGACTTTGGTAGTATGGAAATAAATATTGTAGCTAAAGATAGTACTAATTACTATATTTGGGGTAATGTTGTTTCTGAAGATGCTCCAGCTTTCGCTGATCAATAATAGGAGATATAAATGGCTGGATCAAGATCTGACGTAAAAGCCTTTAATGTAGATCAAGGAGCCTCTGCTGCTGTGGTAGGACCTGCAAGATCAAGAATAAGACAAATAGTCGTATTTGGTAATTCTGCTGGTGCTCTTACTATAACAGATGGTAATGGTGGTTCCAATTTGATAGTGCAAAGTTTTCCAACTGGATTACATACTCTTAATATTCCAGATAATGGTATATTGGCAGAGAGTGGTGCATATCTATCTGCTTTCACGGGTAGTGGCAACAAGCTGACTATATTCTTGTCATGACTAGAAAGAGGGATAAACAACCTCCGAAAACTAAAAAGTATTTCCGCTCTACTAAAAGTGGAGCGGGAATGACTGCAAAAGGTGTTGCTAAATATCGTAGAGACAACCCTGGAAGTAAACTAAAAACAGCTGTTACTGGTAAAGTTAAAAAAGGTAGTAAGGCTGCAAACAGACGCAAATCATATTGTGCACGATCAGCGGGGCAAATGAAAAAATTTCCTAAAGCTGCGAAGAATCCTAATAGTAGATTAAGACAAGCTAGAAGAAGGTGGAAGTGCTAATGAATACTAAAGAATTTTCAACGGGTGTAATGATAGTTTTATTTGCAGGTGCTATTGGATGGTCTATATCAACTTTAATTGAGGTTGATAAGAGAACAGCTATTATGGCAGAAAAAGTATCCGAAAATCACAAAATGATAAAACCTCTATGGGAAGATTTTATTAGGAGAAAACAAGATGGTTATGTCAAGAGGCTCGATGAGCAAACAAATAGCAAAGTCGGTTTCAAGTGGAAATAAAAAAAGACCAAAAAGAAAACGAAAAACAAAAAATATTCAGAGGAAGTCCTGTTAAGTACTGTTTAAAGTGTAAAAAGAAAAAATGGACTTGTACTTGTTATAGGATTACTGGATTAGAGGAGTTAAGAAATGCCAAAAGACGCATGTTATCACAAAGTAAAAGCAAGATTTAAAGTTTTTCCTTCCGCTTATGCAGGAGGAGCCATTGCAAAATGTCGTAAGGTAGGTGCTGCAAACTATGGTAATAAGTCCAAGAAAAAAGCAGAAGGTGGTGTGATTACTGCTAAACAAGGTAAAGCTTTTACAAAAAGAAAATCAAATAAGAAAAATGTCGCAAGAGGTTGTGGTCAAGTCTTAAATGAAAGACGTAAAGTCACGAAGTATAGATAATGGCAGTAAGAAAGACAAAAGCAGGATTAGCCTTAAAAAGATGGTTTAAGGAGGATTGGAAAGATGTTAAAACGGGTAAAGCGTGTGGTCGTCAAAAAGGTGAAAAGAGGGGTACGCCTTATTGTCGCCCAAGTAAAAGAGTGTCTTCGAAAACTCCTAAAACTTCTTCGGAGATGACTTCTGCTGAAAAACGTAGTAGAATAAATCAAAAGAATAAATTAGGTCAACCAGCGGGCAAGCCTAGAAGAGTAAAGTCTCTTAGGAGAAAGAAAAAATAAATGGCAACAT